GACGCAAATAGCTGGTCGTATGACAACCAAGGTGGCAAATATACAAACGGTACGCTATCATCTTACGGCGCAAGTTATGCCCAAGGCGATATTGTCAGCATTTTGTTTAATAATGGTTCGCTAACCTTTTACAAAAACGGCGTATCGCAAGGGGTTGCTTACAGCGGATTAACAGGAACATTCTGTTTTGCTGGCTCGCCATTTGATACGGATACTGTTGATTGGAATTTTGGACAAAGACCTTTCTCTTACAGTTTGCCTAGCGGCGCATTAGCCCTGAACACATACAATTTGCCTACAAGCACTATCGTCAAGGGGAATACGGTGATGGATGCTACGTTGTATACGGCTAACGCTAGTACGCAAGTTATTACTAATGCTGCGGGATTTAAACCTGATTTTGTGTGGACAAAAAGCAGAACCGGCGCTTATAGTCATCAATTATGGGATTCGATTCGTGGCGTAAATACTTGGTTGCAATCCAATAGTACAACCGCTGAACAAACTGGCACAGCACAACTTACTTCTTTTAATTCCAATGGCTTTACGCTTGGTGCGAATGAAAATTCAAACTATACAAACGGTTATGCGGCTGTTGGCTGGCAATGGCAAGCAGGACAAGGCACAACATCAACCAACACAAGCGGTTCAATCACATCAACTGTAAGCGTTAATGCTAGTGCTGGGTTTAGTGTGGTGACGTATACAGGCACAGGTGCTAATGCTACTGTTGGGCATGGGTTAGGCGTTGCGCCTAGTTTGATTATTTGTAAGGCACGCTCGACTACAGGTAGTTGGCAAACGTATCATTCAGCGTTAACCGGAACAACGGGAATATTTCTTGATTTAACAAGCGCAGCGTTTGCAAGCTCTGTTTATTGGAACAATACAAACCCAACGTCTAGTGTCTTTTCAATTGGCACAAGTTCGTTTGTGAACGTGGCTAGTCAAACCCAAGTTGCCTACTGCTGGACACCCATAGCAGGATACTCAGCGTTTGGTAACTACACAGGCAATTCAAGTGCCGACGGGCCATTTGTATACACCGGCTTTAGACCTCGTTGGATTATGCTAAAACGTGTTGATACAACAGGCGTTTGGCTTGTATACGACACATCACGAGTCGGGTATAACCAAGCTAACAATTATTTGTTGCCAAACCAAAGTGATGCGGAAGGGTCTGGCGACAATTATCCTGATATTTTATCGAACGGGTTTAAGCCAAGAGTTGCTAACCAAAGCATCAACACAAGCGGCGGCACCTACATCTACATGGCATTTGCCGAGACCCCCTTTAAGAATTCCTTGGGGCGATAGGCATGACTGCAATCAATGAAATCGGAAACAAATACAACAGGCTAACTGTAGTAAGCCATGCTGGGACGCATGACAAAAAAGCTATGTGGAATTGTGTTTGTGATTGCGGCACAACAAAGGTTGTATCTGGAACGCATTTGCGTACAAACCATGTACAGTCTTGTGGCTGCTATCGTACAGAGATGGTTACAAAACTTGGCAAGTCAAACAAAGGCAAAAGCGATAACCGTGGTCAGCCAAGAAAATACGAAAAGTACGATGGCGTTTTGGGGAAAGTCATTGGCGCAGTAGATAGGTCAGAAAAAAACGGCGCAGTAATGTATGTTGTTCAATGCGCCAAATGCGGTGAGCATCATGTAAGAAATGCAAAGCACTTAAAACAAGGGCAAGAATCTCAAGATTGCAAATACTATAAACCGCCAAACTGGTCTGGATTAGAACGTGAAGATAATATCATGCGTAAAAAGTATGGTATTTCAAAAGATGATTTTGAGGCATTGCTCAAGTTTCAAGGTGGTGGATGTGCTATTTGCAGCAAGCCAATATCAAAGATGCGCCGAAGAATGAACATTGACCACGATCACACAACAAATAAAGTCAGAGGCATACTTTGCTCTGGTTGCAATACTGGGCTTGGTCATTTGGGTGACACTATAGACGGATTAAAAAAAGCGTTGTATTACCTTGAGAATACACCGTATGATGAATTTACTTTAGCGAGGTAATAATGTTTGCAATCATTTCCGATAACACCATTGCGATGTTAGTCGCGCCTGGTACGCCGTTTGAATGGGATTCGGTCCAGTACCCAGCCAACTGGTGCAACTTGTCTACGCCTGAAGAGAAGGCTGCGATTGGCATGGTCGATGTTGTTTACGGTCAATATCCAAACGACACCTACTATTGGGTTACGCAAGACGCACCTGTGTACCAAGACGGCGTGGTCGTAATCAATTACACCGCAACACCAAAAGACCTGTTCATGCTGCAAAACAACGCCGTGACAGCGATGCAACAGCAAGCGTACTCAATCTTGTTGCCAAGCGATTGGCGTGTGGTCAAAGGCTACGAAACCAAAACAGCTATTCCTGACGATTGGAATACATGGCGGCAAACTATCCGCACACAATGCGATGCACAGATTCAAGCGATTACAGCTTGCACAACTGTTGCAGAACTAGCAGCATTGCCACCCGTTGATTGGGCGCATGATCCTAACTGGGTACCACCTGTACAGGAACCCGCGCCCGCTATATAATTTTTAACGTATCGGCCCGTTAGACCGAGGTTTCTTAGGAAACAAAAATGTCAGAAGAAGTAACCTTAGCGGAAGTACCCGCGCCAGAACAGGACGTTACGGCAACACCTGTACCTGAAGTTTCAGCGCCGGAAGTAACCGAACAGCAAACCGAGCAGCAAGAGGAAAAGAAATATACTCAAGCTGAGATCGATGCAATGATCGGCAAACGACTTGCAAGAGAGCAACGTAAGTGGGAAAGAGAACAGGCGCAACGTGCGGTGCAAGCCCCACAGCCAAGTGCTCCACCCGTACCGGAAGGTTTTGCATCCACTGAAGAGTACATCGACGCAGTAGCCGAGTACAAAGCAGCGGAAAAGCTTGCGGCACGCGAAGCACAAAAGCAGCAGTCTGCAATCTTAGAGTCTTACCACGACAAGGAAGAAGAAGCGCGGACGAAGTACGACGACTTTGAACAAGTCGCCTACAACCCCAACCTTCCAATCACTGACGTGATGGCTCAAACCATTCAAGCTTCTGATATTGGTCCTGACGTGGCATACCACTTAGGGGCGAATCCGAAAGAAGCCGAACGGATTTCCAGACTTTCGCCATTCTTACAAGCCAAAGAAATCGGGAAGCTCGAAGCCAAATTGGCCGCTGAACCTCCCACAAAGAAGACCTCATCGGCGCCAACGCCTATTAGTCCGGTCACTGCAAGAAGCACGGGGTCCCCCTCCTACGATACAACCGACCCACGCTCCATCAAGTCGATGAGCACCTCGGAATGGATCGAAGCTGAAAGGCAGCGACAGATTAAGAAGCAGGAAGCGCTACGTAACCGCTAATTTACTTTTTAGGAAACATCATGAGCAATAGCTTACTTACCATTGACATGATCACCCGCAAGTCGCTCGAAATTCTCGAGAACAACCTGGTGCTCACACGTAACGTAAACCGCCAATACGACGACTCCTTCGCTGTTGAAGGCGCCAAAATTGGTTCAACTCTCCGTATCCGCCTGCCCGATCGCGCGCTGGTGACTGACGGTGCCGCCCTGCAAGTTCAGGCCGACAACGAACAGTACACAACGCTGACCGTGTCCAGCCAAAAGCACATCGGCGTAAACTTCACGTCTGCCGAACTCACAATGCAATTGGACGACTTCGCAGAGCGTGTTCTAAAGCCTCGCGTATCGCAGCTTGCATCTTCGGTTGACGCCGACGTTGCAACTTCATACAAAGGCATCTACAACTCGGTAGGCACTCCAGGTACTACGCCTTCGACTTCTTTGGTTCTGCTCCAAGCTAACCAGAAGCTCAACGAGTTCGCCACACCTATGAGCCCACGCTACGCGACTGTTAACCCAGCCGCTAACGCTGGTCTGGTTGAAGGCATGAAGGGTCTCTTTAACCCAACCGGCACTATCAGCCGCCAGTTCAAGAACGGCATGATGGGCGAGGGCATTTTGGGTCTGGACGAGATCAACATGTCGCAATCTATCTCTACTCACCTAAACGGCGATTGGGGCACAACCATCACTGTGACTTCAACTGTCACGACCGAAGGTCAGTCCACTCTGCCAATCAGTTTCACTGGTTCGAGCAAAGTCTGGAACGTGGGCGACGTCTTCACCATCGCTGGTGTCTACGCTGTCAACCCACAGACACGTCAATCGACCGGCAGCCTCCAACAGTTCACCGTAACTGCTGTGGGTACTGGTTCTTCGACAGCTACACTGAACATCAGCCCAGCTCTTTACACTGCTGGAAACGCATTGGCTACTGTGGACGCGTTCCCTGTTGCCGGCGCTGCTGTGACAATGTTGGGCTCGGCTTTGACTGCATATCCGCAGAACTTGGTTTACCACAAAGATGCCATTAGCTTTGCTACGGCTGACTTGTTGTTGCCACAGGGCGTTGACATGGCTAGCCGCCAAGTCCACAACGGTATTTCGTTGCGTATCGTACGTCAGTACGACATCAACAACGACCGTATGCCTTGCCGTATTGACGTGCTGTATGGCTACGCAGCCATCCGTCCCGTCACCGCAGTTCGTATGTGGGGCTAAACCAGTGGGGGCTTCGGCCCCCATTTGTAACTTTTTTTAAGGAAATTTATCATGGCACTTTCTAATGGCACAGGCGGTTATCAAATCACCGCTGGTTCGGACGGCGAAGCAGTCCTGTTTGTTCAGACCGCTCCTACCGCATTGACAGCCGCAGCTACTGCAACGGCTGCACAGCTCTCTGGTGGTTTGTTTACTTTTAACGGCACTGCCGGCAACCTTACGCTGCCAACAGTCGCTGATCTAGAAGCAGACATTTCCAGCGCACAACGAGCTAACGCTGCATTTGATTTTTACATTATCAATACCGACTCATCCGACGCAGTTACTTTGGCTGTTGGTACTGGTTGGACCATTGTTGGTGTGGCTGCCGTATCCGCTCTGACATCGGCCCATTTCCGCGCGCGCAAGACCGGCGCAGGAACTTGGACTGCATATCGCATCTAATGTAGTGCCCGCCCTTCGGGGCGGGTTTTATGGGGAAAGTTATGTCTTCTAATACTAAACCAATCGGCGTTGCTTTTGAAGACCAAAACATCATCGGGTCTAATTTTGTATTTTCTGGTGGTGAGATGGGCTATACCGCAGAAGCAAGCGGTACAGTAACTCAATTGACAGACAAGTCTACAGGAGTAACCCTGAACAAGTCTGCCGGTCAAATCACTATGAACAACGCAGCTTTGGCTAACGCCACAAATGTTTCGTTCACTTTGACCAACAGCACTATCTCAGTTAAAGATGTTGTAGTTTTAAGCGTGTCTTCTGGCGCTACTGCTGGGGCATACAATTGCTGGATTTCTGGCAAAGCTACAGGAAGTTGCACAATCACATTGCGTAACCTTTCGGGCGGCTCGCTGTCTGAAGCCGTTGTGATTAACTTTGCTGTAATTCACGTTTTATAAAGCTAAAAAACGGGGGCTAATCACCCCCAACTCAAAATGAACATATATTTAAAACACCCCGTTCACGGCACCAAAATCGCTACGATGGAACTTGAAGCGGAATTTGATGAAAAAAATGGTTGGGTGCGATATACTTTGGATACGCCTGAAGATGCGGAGCCGGTAAACGCGCTAAAACGTAAACGTAAAACTTCGGAGTAGCCATGAGCACCACAGCCGGCGATCAGATAAATGGGGCGCTGCGCCTAATAGGCCAACTAGCCGAGGCTGAAGTGCCTTCGGCCGCTACTTCTGAAGACGCGCTGGCGACGCTCAACCAAATGATTGATTCGTGGAACACCGAGCGCTTGTCGGTGTTTTCTACGCAAGACCAAATCTTTTCTTGGCTGCCAGGGTTTATGACCCGCACGCTAGGACCTACGGGAGATTTCGTTGGAAACCGCCCAATCTTGGTTGATGATTCAACTTATTTCCGCGATCCTTCTTCTGGCATTTCATTCGGCATTAAGCTGATTAACCAGCAGCAGTACGACGGTATTGCGGTCAAAACGGTCACGTCAACTTATCCACAAGTCATGTGGGTAAACATGGAATATCCCAACATTTCAATGACGGTATACCCCGTGCCTACTAAGGTGCTTGAGTGGCATATCGTGTCGGTTCAGGAGCTCACAACGCCCGCGCTACTGAGCACGCCTTTGGCGTTCCCACCAGGCTATCTGCGCGCGTTTAAATACAACCTTGCGTGTGAGCTTGCCCCCGAGTTCGGCGTTGAGCCGTCGCCCACGGTGCAGCGCATTGCGATGACGTCTAAGCGTAACCTCAAGCGCATCAACAATCCTGACGACATTATGTCCATACCGTACTCGATTGTGGCCACACGTCAGCGCTTTAACATCTTTGCGGGTAACTATTAATGCAGTCGCCTATCCTCGGATCAGCTTATGTGGCACGCAGCGTTAACGCTGCCGATAGCCGCATGATCAATTTGTTTCCCGAGGTTATACCTGAAGGCGGGCACACCCCAGCGTTTTTAAACCGCGCACCAGGTCTAAAGCTTGAAGTTGCCGTTGGCGTGGGACCGGTTCGCGGATTGTGGACGTTTGGCGGATATGCGTATGTAGCATCAGGGAATACCCTATATAAGCTAGATACCGAATACAACATTACAACGCTTGGCACGTTGGCAAACGACGGCCCTGTATCAATGGCCGACGACGGCACGCATTTGTTTATTGCGTGTAACGGGCCGAGTTTTATATATAACGCGTCTACCGACGCGTTTGGTGAGATTACCGACGTAGATTTCCCAGGCGCGTTAACCGTGTCGTATTTGGGCGGCTACTTTGTATTTATTGAGCCTGACAGCCAACGCGTATGGGTAACAGAATTACTTGACCCGACATCTATCGACCCGCTTGATTTTGCAAGCGCCGAAGGCAGCCCAGACGGTTTGGTATCATCGATTACCGACCACTCTGAAGTTTGGCTGTTTGGCACAAACTCGGTTGAGGTTTGGTACAACTCGGGCGCAGCAGACTTCCCATTACAGCGCATTCAAGGCGCGTATAACGAGATTGGATGCGCGGCTACTTATTCGGTTGCCAAACTTGATAACGGCCTGTTTTGGTTAGGCGCTGACGCCCGCGGGCGTGGTATTGTCTACCGCGCTAACGGCTATACCGGCCAACGCATCAGCACGCACGCAGTTGAGTGGCAGATTCAGCAATACGGCGACATCTCGGACGCTATTGCGTACACGTACCAACAAGACGGCCACGCGTTTTACGTGTTGACTTTCCCTACTGCTGACCGCACTTGGGTGTACGACGTGGCTACTCAAGCATGGCATGAGCGCGCAAGCTTTACCAATGGCGACTTTGGCCGCCATCGTAGCAACTGCCAGATGTCGTTTAACCAAAAAATTATCGTAGGCGACTATCAAAACGGCAACTTGTATTCGTTTGATTTAGAAGTCTATGCAGACGGCCCTCGCGTGCAAAAATGGCTGCGGTCGTGGCGCGCGCTGCCTACCGGCACAAACAATTTAAACCGCACCGCGCAGCATAGTTTGCAACTTGATTGCGAGTCTGGTGTAGGTTTGCCTGGCATAACTGAAGTGCCTGGGCACATTTATTTGTCGCCCCTTACGATTGGCGAGCTAGGCATTGAAGACGAAATTATCATTGTCAATTCAATTGACCAGTACGTTGAGCCACAAGTTATGTTGCGTTGGTCCGATGACGGCGGTCACACATGGTCTAATGAGCATTGGCAAACAATGGGCGCGCGCGGCGCGTATGGCACCCGCGTCTTTTGGCGGCGCCTTGGCATGACCGGCAAATTGCGTGACCGTGTCTACGAAATTTCGGGCACTGATCCAGTTAAGATTGCCATCATGGGTGCTGAATTACACATGAGTGCTACAAATGGCTAACGTCACCCAAATCCCAGCGCCGCGTGTGCCGATTGTTGACCCCACAACGGGGCTCATGTCACGCGAATGGTTTAGGTTTTTTAACGCCGTATACGAACAGCTTGGGGGCGGCGAAGGCGGCGCTTCGGGCACTTTTACAACTGCTGATTCTAAAACCGTGACGGTTGTCAACGGCATTATTACAGGGATAGTCTGATGTCAATTAACATTTCCTATTTAGCTGGCGCAGGCGCTCAATTCTTTGACAGCAACGGCGCGCCTTTGGCGGGCGGTTTGCTGTACACGTACAACGCCGGCACAACGACACCTGTGTCAACGTACACGTCACGTTCGGGCGCGGCTTACAACACCAACCCAATTGTGTTGGATTCGGCAGGGCGCACACCCGCTGAGATTTGGCTAGAAGGCGGTGTGCTGTACAAGTTTGTGCTAAAGGATTCGACTTTTGTTCAGGTCGGCAGCTATGACAACATCCCAGCGGTAAACGATCCGACCACGACCAACAACCTGATTACGGTTGCAGGAACTAACGCGCTGACAGGTTTGGCTGTGCCCCCTTTGGAGGGTTACACCGCCGGCGCACAGTATTCGTTCATAGCGCAAAACACAAACACCGACGCTGTTACACTCGACATTGACAGTTTGGGCGTTAAGAGCGTTACCAAGTTTGGTACAACGCCATTGATTGCGGGCGACATCGTAGCCGGCGCGGTTGTGCTTGTTGAATATGACGGCACACGTTTTCAATTGATTGGCGGCACATCAAACGTATTTAAATACATTGTTGAGCCTACTACCGTATCAGCTACCGCAGCTACAGGCGGCATTAATTACGACGTGGCTACGCAGTCGATTGTTTATTACACGACCAACGCAAGCGGCAATTGGACGCTTAACTTCCGTGGCAATAGCGGACAAACGCTCAATAGCATTATGTCTACGGGGCAAACTGTATCAGTTACATTTATTGCTACGCAAGGCGCAACACCGTATTACAACACTGGCGTAACTGTTGACGGCAATCCACCTACTGTTAAGTGGCAAGGCACAACACCTTCGTTTGGTAATGCCAACTCAGTAGATATTTACACGTACGCGATTACTAAAACCGCAAACGCCACGTTTACCGTGTTTGCTTCACAAACTAATTTTGTGTAGGGCGTTAAATGCCACGTTTAGCCAGAATTGGAGCCGCAGCAGCAGGAGCATTTGGATTTGCAACCAAATCTGAATATGTTGCGAATTATCTAGTTGTCGCCGGTGGTGGCGGCGGAGGCGGAAACCGTGCGGGCGGGGGTAACTTATCGGCCGGCGGCGGCGGAGGTGCGGGCGGATATCAAACCAGCACCACTACGCTTAGGAACGGGCAGACTTACGTTGTCGTTATTGGCGGCGGCGGCTCGGGCGGCACAAGCCCTGGCGCAAACGGGTCTAATTCTTCGTTTGGTGCAATAACATCTATTGGCGGGGGCGGCGCAGGCGGCTACGTTGCGGGCGATCCTGACGGCCAAGGTGCGACAGGCGGCTCGGGCGGCGGCGGCGGATACAGCAAAGCGGGCGGCGCAGGTACCGCCGGCCAAGGCAATAATGGCGGTACGGGCTCAACCGATGGCGGCGGCTCGGGCGGCGGTGCAGGCGCGGCTGGCGTTACGCCCCCATTGTTTGGTGGTGTAGGCGCAACTGGCGGTGCGGGCCTTGCCTCTTCAATCACCGGTACTTCGGTGTACCGTGCGGGCGGCGGTGCAGGCGCAAACGTAGGAACCCCAGGCACGGGCGGTATCGGCGGCGGCGGGAATCAAAGTACGGCGGGCACCATTAACACGGGCGGGGGCGGCGGCGGATCGTCAGGCGACGCGGGTGCTGCGGGTGCTGCGGGCGGTTCGGGCGTTGTGATTATTTCTTATCTTGGCCCTCAACGCGCAACGGGTGGCACAGTAACATCAAGCGGTGGGTACACTATCCATACCTTCACAACCTCTGGTTCTCTGGTGGCCTGATGACTTATTTTGCAAAAGTTCCTGTAATTGTTGACGGTAAAGGTGTAGTTGAAGAAACCATCCGCGCCGATCAAGATTTTATCAATACAGGTCTTGTGGGCGATCCTTTCCAATGGATTGAAACGTCGTATAACACTCGCGGCGGTATTCTTTATTTGCCAAACTCCAATACGCCTGATCCTGATCAATCAAAAGCGCTGAGAGCCAATTACGCCGGTGCGGGCGATACGTACGACGCGGTCAATGACGTGTTCTACGATCCGCAGCCGTACCCCTCATGGATAATTGGTGCGCCAACTTGGCAATGGCAGCCGCCGGTTCCGTACCCAACTGATGGTAAGAATTACGTTTGGGATGAGGCAACCATATCTTGGGTTGAAGTGCCATGAATATAACCGTGTCTTATAGCGGCATATTAGCCAAGCCAACGCTTCAGCACAAAATAGATTTGCTGCAAGACGAACTTTTAAAAATGCCGCAAGCAGACATCAAAACCATTCATTCGTTTGAAGACGGCAAGTACATCCGCAAAATGATCGCACCGCCCCACACAGTTATTGTAGGCGCGGAACACAAAATACCCTATAAAATCAAACTTGAAAAGGGTACAATTTCGGTAAACTTAGGTAACGAAATTCATACTTTGACTGCGCCTATGGAATTTGATGCGCCAGCAGGTGCAAGGCGAGTTGGATTGGTTGGCGATGACGAACTTGTATGGGTTGATATTTACGACAACCCCGATGGCTGCACAGATATAGATGAGATTGAAGAACGACTTTATGTCATCCCTGAGTGTGGTTTGTTAGATAAAAGATTGGCGTTAGCAAACAATAGTGCTAGGCTAGTTTTAACGGAGAATTAACATGGCTGGAGTTATCGCTGGGTCGGTAATTAGCGCAGGCGCGGGCTTAATTGGTGCGTCAAAAAGCGCAAGCGCAGCAAGAGACGCTGCTGACATACAAGCGAAATCTGCTAAAGAAGCGGCCGATCTTCAATATAAAATTGCGCAACAACAAATTGCGGCGCAAAAAGAAGCGCTTGATAAACAATTAGCCGCGCAAGGTGGGTTTCTTGATAAGCAATTAGCCGCCAGTTACAAAACGCTTGAAGAACAATTAGCGTTTCAAAAACAAGTTTACCAACAACAGCGCGCCGATCTTGCACCCTACCGAGAATCTGGGTTGGCGGGGCAAAACCGGTTGCTAGAATATCTTGGCATTGGCGGCAACACCGCAGCGCCTGGGTATGGTCAGTACGCTACGGCTGAGTTTACGCCCGAAGCGTTTGCAGCTAACAAAGACCCAGGATATGGTTTCCGTATGTCTGAAGGTTTGAAAGCCGTTGATCGTCAAGCGGCTGCGCGTGGCGGTTTGATTTCAGGTGCTGCCCTTAAAGCTTCTCAGCGTTTTGGTCAAGACATGGCGTCGCAAGAATACAGCAACGCGTTTAACCGTTATCAGACTGTGCGCGGTAACACACTAAGCCCGTATCAAAACTTGCAAGGCGTAGGCTTGAACGCCGCTAACATGACAGGCAACGCGGGCGCTAATTACGGTAGCGCAGGCAGCCAAGCAATGGGCGCCGCGGGTAGTGCGGCAACGGGCGCGTTTGGCGCAGCTTCACAAGGCGCTACAAACGCGTATGGCGCGTTAGGCACCGGCACTTACAACGCTCTTGGTGGCTATGGCGCGGGCGCAAGCGAGGCGTTAATGGGCGGCGCTAATGCGCGCGCCTCTGGCTACATTGGTAGCGCTAACGCCTTTAACCAAGGGCTAAGTGGTATTAGCAATCTTGCCAATACTTACTACATCAATAGTTTGCTACAAGGTAGAAATACTGGTTCTTCGCCTTTGTCCGGCGGTATATTTAACAGGGCTAACGCCGTAGGGCCTAGCGTTACCGCCGAAGATTGGACTTAATAGGTTTTAACGATTAGGATTAAATCATGCCAATCAACCCGAACATCGCGCTAGGCGTCCGTCCTATGGAGCAGCCCAATATGCTTGCCCAAATGGGGCAAATGATGGCTATCCGACAAGCGCAACAAGGTTACGAAAGCGAAAACGCTTTGCGTGACTTTTACGCTAAGGGCGGCGATTTGTCTACCGCTGAAGGCAAACGTCAAGTAATGTCTCTTAGCCCTTCAGCGGGCATGAAGCTTATCGGCCAACAAAGCGAAATCAGCGCAAGAGATATAGGCACGGCTGAAAAATCGTTGGCTATGCTTAAGAACCAAGCGGGTTTGGTTAAAACGCCACAAGACGCAGCTAATTGGCTATCTTCGTTTTATAGAAACCCGCTTACGCGTCCTTACGTTGAAGCTGTTGCGCCGATGGATCAGGCGTTAGCCGCAATCCCGACTGACCCTGCCGCGCTTCAAGGTTGGCTTCGAAATGCGTCGTTAAAAGCTGATCAAATATTTGAATCCGCCGACGCACAGTTAGCCGCACGCACTAGAATTCAAGCGGCTGGTATTAGCGCGGCGCCTGGACATCGTCAAGCTGATCTTGCGGTACAAAAATACAAAGATGAATTAGCTAATCCTAGATTAGAAAGGGTTGAGGGCGACAACGGGTTTTATCTATATGACCCTCGCAAACCTAACTCTGCTGTGCCATTGGGCATGGCTCCGCAACCTGGTACGCCAGCCATACCCCCAGCCGCACCAGCTAACAATTTATTGATAACTGGTGCAGCTACGCCGCCAGTAGCCGCGCCAAATCTTAATGCTTTGACAGGCGGAACAACTAGCCAGCCTGGCGCGCCTACGGTCGCTAACGCAGCAGCGGCTGATGCAGCAGCGCGCGCAGCGGCGCAATCCTCCGTGCTTCGTCCTAAAGGCCCAACCGGAACAATGGCTGGGTATCGTAAGACTGCCGATGGTAATTTGGAATTTATTCCTGGTGGTCCTGCCGATCCTGCAGTACAAGCTCAACAAGCTACCGGTAAATTAGACGCAAAAACATTAGCTACCCGCGAAGCTGCGTACCCTAAAGTTACTTCCGCCCTTAATGCTTTTGATGCAAAGACAGTTAAGTTTGAACGCGACATTAACGAGCTGATAGACAACAAAAAAGGACTAGATGAAATAACCGGTTTCTTAGCTGGCAGAACGGATTTGTCCGCGATGTCTGACGCAGGGCGACGAGCACTTGCTTTGTTTAATACAATCACTGCTAAAGGCGGTTTTTCTGAACTTCAAGATATGCGTAACGCGTCGCCTACTGGTGGCGCGTTGGGTAACGTATCTAACCAAGAAGGCAAACAGCTTATTGATTCGTTTGGCGCATTGTCGCGTACCCAAAGCGGTAATGATTTACGCAAGAGTTTAAATACTGCGTTATCTGACTTACAGAATTTAAGACAGCGCATGAAAGAAGCGTATGATTTGACGTACGAATATAAAGTTGGCAGAGCGCCATCTAGCGGCGGCGGCGCGCCATCTAGCGGCGGTGACGTAATTGATTTTGGGAGCCTGAAATAATGGATGTTCGGTTACCTGATGGTACAGTCATAAAAAACGTGCCGGAAGGTACGACCAAAGCCGACTTGACAGCTAAATTGCAAGCCAATGGCTACGATATCGCTAAGTTAACCGGTGCGGCACCCGCACCCGCCCGCGTGGACGAAGGTATGCCTCAACAGCGCTCACTTGGTCAGGCGGTTATGCAAGCGCCTCAAGACGTTGCTATGGGCGTTTACAAAGGTTTTAAAAACGTCACCGACACGATGGTTAAGGGCGGTGCAAGCGCTCTTGACTATCTTGCCGGCACCAACACCCGCGCCGCGGTTGATGAAGCAGCAGCACGTCAAAACGCTGAATATCAAAAAGAATATGGTCCACGCGTCTTGGCCAAGTCAGGCGAAATTTTAGGTGAAGTCGGTTCAACAATGCTGCCCATCGCGGGCGTATCTAAAGTTGTTGCCAAAGGTGCTGAATTAGCGCCTTCTCTTGCTAAATACTTGACCCCTGTTGCGGAATCTATTGCGTCAGGCGGGTTTAGAACTGGCCTTCAAAGCGGCGGCATAAACACCGGTGTTCGGGCACTGGGTGGCGCTACTGGGGGTGCAATTGGTGCTGGCTTAGTTAATCCTGAAGATGCGGGTGCTGGCGCGGCTTTTGGTGCTGTTGTACCCGCGTTGGGTTTACCAGCGGCTAAGTTTGTTGTCGAGCAAGGCCGTAAAATGATTGACCCTGGCGCCGCAGCCATCAATCAAGCTGTTGGCAATAAAGGCGGTCAAATCATAAGCGCGTTGCGGGACCCTAACGCCGTGATTGTGCCAGGTTCATCGCCCACGGCCGGCCAAGTTGCGGCGCCCGTGGGCAGCACAGGTTTTTCAGGTCTTACTAAAGATTTGTCGGACATGCCTAAAGTGTCGCAACTTTACGCAGACAAAACCGCGCAAACAAACGTAGCGCGTTTGGAACAACAAGCGCGGGTAGACGCGCGGCTCCAGGGCGTAATTGACCGTGTCAGAGATAAGGTAGACACCAACCTTGTTAACGTCACGCCGTCTGAAATTGGTAACGGCTTACAAGCAATTGGTGAAAAAGCTAAAGCCGATTTTAAAATTAACAAACTTAACCCAGGATACGCTGCTGCGTTTGATCTAGCGGGCAACGGCAAAATTGACGTATCAAATGTAATATCAAAAGCCGAAGATATTCTAGGTCAAAAGTTATCTACGTTTGCGCCGGAAACTGCGCCCGCGACCATAAAAAAATTGTTTATGTTTCAGCCTAAAACGCCTGAAGCTAAACCGTTAGGCGGTGGCTTAGTATCGTCAAAAATTAAGACCGCGGCTGAAGCGCCAGCAGGACCGCCCGCTGCCACGCTTAAAGATTTAGATGACGTGCGTAAGGCTATTAACGCTGATATTAGATCGGCGGCGACAGGCAGCGGCGCGCTTGACTCAGTTACGTTGCGTAATTTAGGGCAGCTACACCAAGCGATTGATGACGCGATTGGCAAGTCAACGGCGATCCCTGACGCAGCCAAGACCGCTTACGCTGACGTTGTTAACCTGTACCGTACCGAATATGTGCCGCGGTTTAAGGAAGGCGCTAACGCTAATCTGTTTAAACAAACTTCGCTTAACGAACTCAAGACTAAGCCCGAAGATGTTATTACCAAATACTTTAACCCTGGCGGCGAGTCTGAGGCCAAGCAATTTGTAAACTTGTTTGGCGACAACCCCGACGCGTTAAAGATGGCGGGTAAAGGGATTGAAGACCTATACCGTCAAAAGGTAGTAGACGCAGCAACTGGCCTAGTCAAACCTGAAGCCCACGCTAAATTTTTAAAGGACTACGCGCAACCCATTAGGATTATGGACGACGCGGGGATGGGGCTAGGTCAACGCTTTGCAACTATCGGCAAAGACGTGCAACGTCTGCAACGCTTAGAAGGTATGCAAACGGGCGCGGCCAATAAATTGGCGCCTGGACTACCCGCTGGCGAAAACGCGCTTGCAGTGGAACAACGCATTAACCAGTTAACTCAAGGGCTTAACCCTCGACAATTAAGCGCGGTAAACGCCGTGCGTGATGACTTGGCGCGCGCAGCGGAATATGAGCGTTTAGCGCAAGCCGGCCGTACAGGCAAAGCTGGTCAGATTGCTACCGAGTTTGGCAAAGAGGGCGGTCTGCCTATACCTTCATATTTGTCTGCGCCGGTAACAGCGTTTAATTTTATTGTTAAACGTCTAATGGGCAAAATGGATGAAAAGACCGCTATTGCGCTGGCCACAGAATTAGCAAATCCTGCGTCTGCTGCAAAAGCTATTGAACGCTCTATGGTTAAAAGAGCAAGCCAAGAGATTAATAACCAGTACGCTCGCAACGCCCTTCGCCCCATCACAATGGGTGGCGTCAACGCTTTAGCAGGACAAGAATAATGGATTCACAAATGTTCTTCAACGTCGCGATTGGTTTAGCATCCTTTTTCGGTGGTTGGGTGTTGAACAACATCACCAAAGCTGTGGATCGTCTAGACAATGACGTGCGTAATATGCCGCACCAATACATCAGCAAAGATGAGTACCATCGCGACATGGTCGAGATCAAGACCATGCTCGGTAAGATTTTCGACAAGCTTGACGCTAAGGTGGACAAATGATTCTCGACATTCTGAACATCGGTTCAAAAATTATCGATAAGATTTTCCCTGACGCTAACGCTGCCGAAGCTGCGAAACTTAAACTGCTAGAGCTACAGCAATCCGGCGAACTTGCTAAGATGCAAGCCGATATGCAGGAGCAGGGTGAGCTCACCAAGCGCCAAGAGAACGACATGAAGTCGGACTCATGGTTGAGCAAGAACATCCGCCCGATGACGCTGATTGCGATTCTTACCGGCTACTTTACATTCGCAATGATGTCGGCGTTTGATCTTGATACCAACAAAGCGTACGTCGAGTTGCTCGGCCAATGGGGCATGCTAATCATGTCGTTCTATTTTGGTGGGCGCACGCTTGAAAAGATTGTTGATATGCGAACAGAAAAGAAATGAGTATTGCTGACCGAATTACGCTAGTCTGTTGTCTGACTTTATCAATGGTTATGATCGCCACCGTAGCGGTGGTGCTAGTCGGTTTGTTTGACCCGCTAGTTGACAACGCCGAAATATTTAAAATGATCACGCCCGCGTTCAACACCATCGTTGGCGCGTTCGTGGGTACGATTGCTGGCATCAAAATAGGAAAAGATAATGCGCGATAACTGGGAAAAATCATTTGCGTTAATGCTCGAATCAGAAGGCGGCTTTAGCGCCGATGAGCGCGACACCGGCAACAAACTGCCAGACGGTCGCCCAGGCTCAACGATGTTGGGTGTGACGCAATACAATTGGGAACAGTGGACAGGTCATCAGGTCACGCATGAGCAGATGAAGAAGCTCACGCCCGAAGACGTTAAGCCGTTTTACAAAAAGAAGTTCTGGGACGTATGCCGCTGCGACGACCTTCCATCCCCTATAGACTATTTGGTGTTCGACATCGCGGTCAATGGGGGCCCTGGCCGTGCGGGTAAGCTATTGCAGTCGTGCGTAGACGTGCCGGTCGATGGTGGAATTGGTCCTATCACTTTGGCTGCCGTTGCCAAACAAGACGTAAACGAATTGATCGACAAGTTCTCGGCTGCCAAAGTAGACTTCTACCGCAGTTTAAACAATCCAGTTTATGAGGCCGGATGGCTTAACCGTGTCAAACACGTTCGGACTGCCGCGCTTGGGATGGTGGGGTCCAACCAAACTTAGCCCACGTTCTGGCGACGTCTGTTGACGCCGCCGGAATGTAGACCCAATCAGGATCGTCGATCAGTGGGCAAGGTAGTTTCTGTTCGTTCATCTTTTTTCTCCTTCATACATTTGTCGTTAATGTCACACCATACGATGTGTTCGCACCTACAAATTTTGTCCTCCGGCTTGTTAGACTTTTGGACAAAAATCTTAAACGTACTCATGTCTAACTCTCCCATTCACGGATATTAAGTCAGGTTGTACTGCGCGTGCCCGCACCGCCGCCTGTTGCATACTTAGGGGCGGGCGGTACTCTTTGCGGTGAACGCGGTCTAACTTCTCAACTGGGTCAGGGCGCAAGAATGCGTCTAGCAACTGCTGTTCGCTACCCTTTCCAATTATTGATTCAATAGCCGCCAAGATACGCTTGCGGTTATGCGAATTAGGATGCCCCATCTTCACAAGCTTGCATCTGGCCATGCCGTAACGCGCGGCCAACTGTTCTTTAATGAGGTATTCGCTTGTCATCGCACAGTGCCTTCAAGTCTGTCTGCAACCAATTTAGCATAGCCCGCAATGTCGATCCACGAATCAGCGTAGTCAGGGTCGCCATTTAAGATGCGTGCAATCTTATGCGCGATCATCTCAAGCGCTTCTTTCTGATCGGGGGCGAGCCGCGCCCAACCTTCTTCTTGTTTCATCATGTCTTTTATCGTTTGCGCGATCATCGCGTGGTCCTTAAACAGACCGTAGCGGCGCCCGCGCTCCTCTAGTATGGTGTCTACGTCTTTGGCCGCGGGTAGCGGATGTGCATAGCCGGCTGCGTAGTCACGGGCTTGTTGTTCCCGCACAATGTCGGCGAGTGTTTCGATGTGCTTCATGGATGTCGTGCCTCTTTCATAATCTCAATGCGTTCGCGGTCCGCACGCAGCATGGTGTAGCGCTGGTGCAATCGCTTTAGTATAGACGCGCGCCGTGCGTTTGCACGCTCTTCGTTCAGTAGCTCTAAGACGTCGCGCTCGCTTAAGCTATGCAGTTCGTTATTTAGGCTGCGCCAGGTTTTCAATTTTTTGCTCCAAGTCGTTAATGCGGTTGGTTACGTTGAATAGCGCGCGCTGGACAGCGTTCGCCTGACGCTGCCGGATGGTTAGTTCAACCTTTGCGGCTTTCAGTTTGGCTTTGTACAGGTCAATTCTTTTCATATAAGGGCTCACAATCGTCAAAAGGGAAAGGGGTTGATTCGTCAAAGTAATGCCAGACGCCGCTCACTTTCTTGCGCCAAGCGACGGGCTTTAGCCCTTCCAACTCCAACGCGGCTTCTTTGTATTCGCAGGGGTTGTTCTCAGCGTTGCAGCGTCCGCCACAGGCTTGTTCAAGTAGGGCGATGATGTCAGTCATGCTTGCTCCTTGTTTAATGTGCTTAGCCCATTGTGCTTTCATTTCGTCTGTTTCTTGAATTGCTGTGTGGTCAGTCATTAGCTTCTCCATAAAAATAACATTGAAACGCCTCCAACGCTTGCTTCATTGCTTCGATCATTTCAACGCCTCCATAGCAATATCAGACACGGCGCGCTTGTCATGCAACGCCGCCCAAATTTTCTCATCAACGGTTTTGTTGGTAAGCAACACGTACACCCACACGTCATGCTTCTGGCCCGAGCGGTGCAAACGCCCTACGGTTTGCTCGAACAATTCAAGACTCCAAGGCAATGACAGAAAGACCATCCGGCAACCGCCGTGTTGCAAGTTAAGCCCATGTCCGGCTGACTTGGGGTGGACAAGAAGCAACTCCACCTCTCCCTTATTCCAGCGCTCGATAGCGCGGTCATCGTCAAGGGTGAGGGCGTGCTTATAGCGGCGCTTGAGCTCGGCGAGCTCTTCCTTGTACGTGTACGCGATAATTGTGTTGGCATGTTGATTCTCCTGTATTAGATCGTCGAGTAGTTCAAACTTGTGGCGGCTAAACCAGATAGGCGTTTGTGTTGTTACAAACTTGCCTGGTGCTAACGGGTTGGGCTTAACTTCGGTGTCGTAGATAAACCCCGCGGCCATTTGTTGCAGTTTGCCTGTCACAACCGCAGCGTTCACGGCCTCGATTTGCGTGTCGCCATACTGCAACACAAAATCTTTTTTCATTTGGTTGTACTCGGTCATCGGCATATCGCAGCGCAACTCGACCGTGTGACAAAGCGGCAACTTGTCTGCGTACTCACCAGGCTCAAGCAAATAAGTCGCAGGGCGAATGACGTCCATGACCATCTTAAGCGACCCAGGGCGCGGCGCCCACTCGCCGTACTCGGGGTTCATCAGCACAAAGTACTTCTGCATAAACGCGCCCTTGCTGCGCCCAAGTAACGATTGATCAACAATCTTGCATTGGCCAAACACGTCTTCTAAGCCGTTCGAAGTAAACGATCCGGTCAAGCCCCAACGGATACGCATCTTGTCGATGATCTTAAACAATGCCTTGAACCGCGCGCCTGACGGGTTCTTAAGCCGTGTCAGTTCGTCAAACACAACGCCATCAAAGTTAATCGTCTGCTCGGCTAACCATTGCAGATTATCGTAATTAGTGACGACCACGCCCGCGGTAAGCGCAGCCAACCGTTGCTTAGGTGTGCCCACGGCTACCGCAATATCAAGCTTAGGCGCCCACTTAGGCGCTTCAATTGGCCAGACATCAGTTGCTACACGCTTAGGCGCCAACACCAGCCACCGGTGCACGACACCATCGTCAAGCGCATTTTGCATGGCCGTCAACGTAATTGCCGTCTTACCCGCGCCCACGGGCGCTAACACCATTGCACGATCATGTTCGTACAAGAAGTCAGCCGCTTCGTTTTGGTAGGGCCTTAATGAAATCATCAATCTGTTCCTTAGTCCATAGACAACTGTAGTTTTGATTAAGTCTTACCATTTCCGCGGCGAATAACTTTTGGAGTGGTGAAAGCCTGCCACCCTTGGTCTTCAACTCCACGAACCACGTCTGCCCATCGGGCAGGCACGCTATTCGATCGGCGACGCCCCGATGCGATGGCGATGTGAACTTGTAAGTGATGCCACCGACCATTTCGACCGACCATTTGAAGTACGCCTCGATTTCTGATTCTTTCATGTAAAAAAGTATATCACAAGCAAAAAGTCGTGTACAATTAAATCTCATTAAACTAAATTGGATTACACAAAATGAAAAACACACCCCGAACTAGCGCAGGGTTATGCGAAGCACTATTTCAAGAATTTGATAGCCTTCGCAATGGCGAAAGTGATTATCAACACGCCGCAGCTATAGCTAAACTTGCCGTGCAGATTATTAGCACTAAGCGCCTTGAAATAGAAGCCGCGCAATTTACAAAAGCAGGGTTAAAGTTTCAATCTTTAGCGCTTACTGCAAGAGGAGTTCAAATTGGCTCTAATAAATGACCCTCAAGCAATAGCGTTAGCCAAACAATTGCTTGGGTTGTACGGCACCGTTAAACAAACACAGCACGACAAATACGTATGTGATATTTGCGGTGTTGATTTTACAGACGCGCCGCATCACAGAAAACCCCAACAGCCAACTAGAGGTTTTTCAACCCGCCTTGAATATTCACCTGTTTTGTGTATGGGCCATAAAATTGGATGGAGTTTAACTTTGCAAAATGCAATGTATAGCCATCCTTGTTTAGATGAGAACGATAACGAACAAGTTGATTTGTTGTTTGCCCATTTTTTAGCAAAACAAATGATCAAATATTCAAATCAATTAAGGAGACACTAATGCTGCATAGTTCAATTGTCGGCGGCTCGACCGCCAAGCGCGTGATGGCGTGCCCAGGCTCTGTTAACCTCTGCGCTAAGATGCCGCCCAAACCGTCTAGCGTACACGCGGATCGCGGGACGCTACTGCATGACGCGATTGCCATGCTCTTAGATGGTAAAGTCGAGAGCGTAATCGGTATGGAATACAACGGCATCATACTTACGCAGGAGCTCTACGATGAGAAAATTGCTGTCGCACTTGAAAAGCTTGACGAAATTGATCCTGATAAAACTATGGAATACGCTGTCGAGTCCCGTGTTGGGTTTGGCAACCTTATGCCTGGGGTGTTTGGGTCTGCTGATCTGCTTGGCCGTATTGGTAAGCGCGCTATTGTTCTTGATTGGAAGTTCGGTGATGGTGTGGTGGTTGATGCAGTAGAGAACGCACAAGGGATGTTCTACGCTGCTGCCTCGATGCGTACGCCCGAGACGCAATGGGTGTTTGACGGCGCCGATGAAGTTGAGATCATTATCGTGCAGCCCCCTATGATGCGTCGCTGGGTGACAACACCTGAGCGCATTGCAAAGTTCGAGCGTGATCTGGTGTCGGCTGTTAAAGCCGCGCAGCGCCCTGCAGCCGAATTTAACGCCGGCGATCATTGCCGTTGGTGTGCGGCCAAGCCCGTGTGCCCCAAAATGACGGGCGAGGTTGATCGGTTCGTCAAGACAAGCTTGCAGACAATTGACGCAACGCAGATTGGCCATTACTTGCAACAAGCCGATCAGATCGAGGACTTCATTAAGTCGGTGCGCGAGATGGCGTTTACGATGCTTGAGAACGACATTAAAGTGCCTGGTTACAAACTTGTGGCCAAGCGCGGCACACGTCAGTGGGTCAATGATGATGACGCGATAAAATTTTTAGGTGACAAAGCTTTCGAAAGTAAGCTAATATCTGTTGCTCAAGCCGAAAAGTTAGTCGGCAAAAAGAATTTTCCGCAGGAACTAGCTGTATCGGTTTCTTCGGGAAATACGCTGGCAACCGAGGATGATCCTCGCCCAGCAATCCTGAACATTGGTAAGCAACTTACTAATGCTCTTTCTAAACTTTAAGGTGAAATAATGTCTAATATTGCAACTTTTAAATCCGCAAACCTCCCTTCAGTGCAAACACTCTCTCAGTCGCTTCGCGCGCTTGAGCAAGACGTGGGCGCAGTCGGCTCTGTCATCATTAAGATGGACAAGACCGGCCATTGGGTTTTTGGTGCAGACCAAACCGAAGCTGAAGACGACGCCCGTTGGGCGATCAATCCTTTCTCATTCGTTCACGGCTTTATCGCGTGGGGCGAGGGTGAGGTGCTAGGCGAGAAGATGGTATCGGTGTCTGAGCCGTTACCTGAGCTCGACGCGCCGCCCCCTGGTGCCAAGCGTGGCTGGGAAACACAAGTCGGTATGTCACTTAAGTGCATTTCCGGCGAAGATGAAGGGATGGAGGCGCGCTATACCGTGACGTCAGTCGGTGGTAAGCGTGCGGTGCAAGCGTTGGCAGTCGCCATCGCAAACCAAGTCGAAGTCGATCAAAGCAAGCCTGTGCCTGTTGTGTTGCTCAAAAAGGAACACTATCAGCACAAGAGTTATGGTCGCATCTACACGCCAGTCTTTGAGATTGTCGAGTGGGTCGGCATGGATGGGGAAGCCGCAGAACCAGAGGCGCAAGCCGAGGAACCCGCAGCCCCCGCACGTCGTCGTAGAGGTGCAGCATGATTACGCTTACCTTTACGATTGAAGAAGCGAACGCCATCATTGGAATACTTGGGCGCCAACCTTATGAGCAGGTCGAAGGCCTGATCGCTAAGATTCGCGAACAAGCTATCCCACAGCTTCCGAAGACAGAAGAGTAAGGTTAGGGGCGGTTAGGCAAGCATTCAAGGATGTCGTAAGTGCGTATTTTTCTTGCCTTCCCGCGCACAGCTAGTAACGACCAAATTGACGCCCCGCCTACACACTATGATAAATCCAATTTTTTTTGCCGCGGCCATAGTTAGCGCCATTTGTGCAATTTTTGCGCCTGTCGGATTTAATATCGCGCTTGCATGGTGCGCGTATATGTATTTTAAAATGAGCCAAGAATGATCCTTTGGTGCGACTTTGAAACCCGTAGCCATTGCGACCTAAAGAAGCACGGCGTCTACAACTACGCGCAGGACGGCACGACAGACGTGCTCTGTATGTCTTATGCGTTTGACGATGAAGACGTGCGGACTTGGACGCCCGATCAACCATTCCCCGAAGACGTCCGACACCACACGGGCGAGATACGCGCGCATAACGCAACCTTTGAGCGCCTGATCTTTTGGTACGTCTTACAAATAAATTTTAAGCTTGAGCAATTCTACTGCACCGCAGCACAAGCACGCGCCAACTGTGCCCCAGGTTCGCTTGAGGACGTGGGTCGCTTTGCCGGTGCGAGTATGAAGAAAGATCACCGCGGTGCGCAGCTTATCCGCGCGCTGTGCGTGCCGCCGTTTAAGAATGACCCTGCACTTATGGCCGAGCTTGTGCAATACTGTGAGCAAGACGTGCGCGCCATGCGTGCGATTAGTCTAGGTATGCGCCCCCTCTCACCCGAAGAGCTTGGAGATTATCATGTCAACGAAAGAATCAACGACCGCGGCGTCTTGGTGGACGTGCATCTTGCCGCAGCAGCCATTGGATATGCAGCACAAGAGCTCGAAGACATACAGTCTATTGTCCGAACCGTCACCGATGGCGCGATCACGTCAGTTCGCTCACCGAAAATGCGCGAGTGGGTCAAAGAAAGGGTCGGCCCCGAAGCGTTAAAACTAATGGAGGTTGAAGATGGTAAATACAGCATCGACAAAACAGTCCGCGCGAACCTACTCGCAATGGACGACCCAGAGCAAGTACCGCCCGACGTGGCCGAAGTCATACAGTGCGCCGATGACCTTTGGGCGTCGTCGGTTGCGAAGTTCAGCCGCCTTAAAGACCTGGCAGATATCGAGGATCATCGCGTCAGAGGCGCGTTTGTGTTCGCAGGGGGTAGCGCCACAGGTCGCGCGTCTTCTTTCGGGGCGCAAGTCCACAACTTCACAAGAAAGTGTGCGGATAGCCCCGAAGCGGTACGCACTGCAATGGTTAGGGGGCACGACATCGTCCCCAAGTACGGCAAGCGAATAACTGATGTTTTAAAAGGAATGCTTCGGCCGTCAATCATCCCCGCTAAAAATAAAGCATTAGTCGTGGCCGATTGGTCGTCCATTGAGGCGCGCATGAACCCGTGGCTATCTAACTGCTTGGCGGGCGATGCTAAATTAGATTTGTTTCGCCGTGGCGAGGATGTATACATTGCGAATGCCCGCGCAACCTTTCACACGCAAGAGATCAATAAAGACCAACGCCAGATCGGTAAGGTGCAAGAGCTTGCGTGTGGCTTTGCCGGTGGCGTGGGTGCCTTTGCTGCAATGGGTCGCGCCTATGGTATTAACTTACCCGAGTCTGACGCGCGGCGCATGGTAGACGCCTGGCGTCGTGCTAACCCTTGGTCTGTACCCTATTGGCAAAAGCTTGAAGAGGCGTACACACGCGCCATGCGAAATAAAGGTTACGAATTTAGCGCGGGGCGCGTAACGTACCTGTTCGATGGCACGCACTTATGGTACGCTTTGCCTTCGGGACGCGTTCTGTGTTACCCGTTCGCCAAACTTGATAATGACGGTGTTACTTATGCCAAAGCCGCTTGGAAGCCTGCCGCCGACGCCACAGAGTGGCCACGCGCTAGGCTCTGGAAAGGACTCGCTTGCGAGAATATCACCCAAGCCGCAGCCCACGACATACTACGCCACGCATTGCGTCAGCTACCAGACACAGTACTTCATGTACATGACGAAATCGTCCTCGAAGTCGAAGACCCCGAAGCAGCTATGCTTGAATTGGAGCGTGTGATGTGTACGCCCCCCGCTTGGTGCCCTGATTTACCGTTGGGCGTTGAAGCGCAGATTATGTCTAGATATGGAAAAGGCTAAACATGGAATTGTGGACTGCTATACCAGGCTATGATGGTTTTTACGAAGTTAGCAATTACGGAAATGTCAGATCATTGACGCGCGCCGTCCCTTATGGCCGGCACAAAAATATGGTTTACAAAGGTAAAGATTTAAAGCAATTTATATCGTGTTCGTATTTAAGCGTAAAGTTAGCGCGCGCTGGCGTTTTGAAAACGATGTATACGCATGAATTAGTTTTAATGGCCTTTGAAGGCGTGCGTCCTGATGTAGGTGGACGTTGTGAAATACGACATCTTGATGGTAACAAAATGAACAACATGTTAAGTAACTTAAAATACGGCACGGTAAAAGAAAACCAAGCCGATAGAAAGTTACATAGCCAAGGTTTAATCGCTGTTAAATAAAAAAGAAGCCCGCCGGACAAGGGCGGGCTAACAAGGAGTATTACTATGAACTTCATTGAGTATATAACAAACTTAGCCCCAGAGGGCGAAACCGTCTTATTTGTGCGTCAAAAACCACAATTAAAGAACGGCGAGTATCAATTCCACGCCGACGGCGCGATGAAGTGCACTTGGCCGGCGTCGCTGCCCGAGAAGTACAACGGCAAGGGTGCGTGGTACGCCAATACGGCTATGTTTATCGTGAGCCGTTTTAAAGATGGGCACCCGTCTGCGTCCATTGCCAATTGCGAGCGTGTCGGTTTCCTAGTGCTAGACGACGTCGGCACCAAGTCCAAGCTGCCCCCGATCGAGCCCACTTGGAAGATCGAAACCTCCCCCGACAATTACCAGTGGGGCTACACTTTTGCGTTGGACGATCACCCGACCGTTGACGAATTTACAGCCGCCATCAAGGCGATTGCAGAGGCCGGCTACACCGATCCTGGGGCTACAAACGCCGTGCGTAACTTCCGGCTCCCCGAGTCAGTCAACCTGAAGCCTGGGCGCGACAACTTCGCCGCACGCTTGACCGAGTTTCACCCCAAGCGCGAGTTTAGCCTTCCCCAGATATGCGAAGCGTTGGGCGTCACCCCCGCCCCGATTGAAAGCGCGCGCTTTGCGCCCATACGCGTAGCCGATGATGGCCACGACGATGTGGTGATTTGGTTAAGCTCGAATGGTCTGGTGCTCTCACGCCCTAACCCTGAGGGCTGGATGGGTGTGGTGTGCCCCAACCACGCCGAGCACACCGATGGCAACCCCGAAGGGCGATACAATCCTTCCATGCGCGCGTTTTGCTGTTTGCACTCGCATTGCATCGATCTAGACTCGCAGACGTTCTTGCAGTGGGTGTCGGACCAAGGCGGTCCCCAACACGCCCCAGGTTTGCGCGACGAATTGCTCGCGTCTATGATGACGGGCGCGCTATCCAAACTGCAACCCACCGAGGCGTTCCCCGACCGCGCAGCCGAGATCATTGCGCAAGTCGAGCGCAAGCAGCTCGGCCGTATTGAAAAGGCCGATTGGTTTAATCGGTTTGCGTATATTCAAAACGACGACAGTTATTTTGATATGGTCGAGCGCCGCGAGATATCGCGCGCATCCTTTAATGCAATTTTCCGGCATATAGACTGCAAAAGTATCAACAACGCCAAGCGCCGCGTCGAGGCCTCCGTATCGTTCGATGAGAACCGAAATCAATGCGGCGCCCCCTCCCTTGTAGGTGTCACTTACGCCGCGGGCGATAACGTGATCGTCGAGCGCAACGGCCTGACCTATGGCAACCGATGGCGTGACCTGCGCCCGGCCCCTGTCGCGGGCGACGTTACCCCCTGGCTTACCCATTGCGCGCGCTTGGTGCCCGATCCGGCCGAGCTCGATCATATTTTTAACGTGATGGCCTTCACCCTGCGCAACCCTAAGATCAAACTAAACCACGCCGTCCTACATGGCGGGCACCAGGGCTCGGGCAAAGACTCAATGTGGGCGCCCTTGTTTTGGGGCGTGCGCGGAAAGAACGACGAAAACGTGCGGATTATGACGGCCGCGCAGTTGTTTAGTCAATTCCATTATCAGCTTGAAACCGAAGTCCTAGTCTTAAACGAATTACGCGAACCCGAGGCTAGAGAACGTCGAGCGCTGGCCAACTTATTAAAGCCAATCATTGCAGCACCCCCCGACACTCTGACGGTTAATCGTAAGGGTTTGCACCCCTTTGATATGCCAAACCGCTTGTTTGTGTTGGCCTTTTCAAACGACAGGGTAAGCATTACCCTAGATAGTGATGACCGCCGGTGGTTTTGCGTGTGGTCAAACGCTCCCCGTATGGAACCCGAGGAAAGCGCGCGCTTGTGGGGATGGTATGAGCGCGGCGGGTTAGCCGCGTGCGTGGCGTGGTTAAATGCGCGCGACATTAGTAAATTTAACCCGGCCGCATCGCCCCCGATAACTGATTTCAAGCGCAGTATGATCGAACAGGGTATGAGTAGCGCTGAGGCGTGGCTATATTCGCAGATATGCGAACGCCAGGGCGAATTTGCTCGCGGCGTGATAGCGGGACCATTCCAAGCGCTTTGCGCGCGCCTAGCGGGCTCGGCTCCCTTAGGTGTTAAGACGCCGCCGGCCGCGCTTATGCACGCGCTACAGGAGGCCGAGTGGATAGACTGCGGACGGGTAATGTCAACGGAATTGACCACGAAAAAGCATATATTTGCAGCGCCTGACATGGCGCGACAGTACACTAAATCGGATTTACGGCGGATGGTGGAGACACCGCCACCGCCTAAGATAGTTAAGACGGCCTGATTACAGGTCGAAAGTCAGAATCATTAAAATGACTATTGCGGCCGCGATTAGTGAATACGTCATAACGGTAGCAACCCCTTAAATAGGGGGTGCACGTTATCCCAATAGGCGCCGATATCGCGCGGGTATAGCGGGCGCAGGGTCCCGCTTTCATCCATTGAGCGCGCGTAGACGTACCCGCTTTTCTGGTCGTATGAGTCAACGGTATAGGCGCGGTTTTTGACGTGCACAACGTCGCCATGCTCTACCGGCCGGCCATTAGTGTATTTAATCATTTTGCCCCCTTGATTTCAAAATAATAGGAATAATTTTCTGTGGTTGAGTCGTTCGGATCGTCCGGATTTGACAGGATAAAAGCATTACAAAATATTGCCCCTTCGCCGTCGGTCCAAAAATGCAATTGATAATTGCCTTTACAGCACCAGACGCCCTCAGAATCTAAGTTTGCAATAACATCCTGCAAAGCTTCAATAATTAAATCTTGGCTCGGCGCGTCGCTATCTAGGCCGTCAAATTGACTATCGGAAATATAGAATTGAGTCATTTTGTGAGCTCCAATAGTTGTAATTCAATTTTGCTGATTAACGCATGGTAGGCGTCGCTGTCGTCGTCTAGGCCTTGCGATAGGCGATACTCATCAATTACGCGCAACGCGCGCATAATGGCCGCTATATCGCTTTCTGGTGGCGGGTTTGTGTTAACTGACTGGTACCCTTCCAAATACGCGTCACGCGTAACCGCGCCAAATGCATACATAAAAGGCTTTTTCTGCAGCGCGTCGCGTCGGCCTTGGCGGTATGCAATGGATTGTTTTATCTCTGAAGTATTCATTTTGAGCCCCTTAAATAGTGCAACAACCACAGCATGGCGCGTCCTCACAACGGCCGCGCGCATTACGATAAAACGTACTGGCCTTGTCGCCGTCAAATAGCGTTATGCTCTCCGATCGGTTTTGCGCTATCAAAACGGCCTTTTTTGTGGCCTTGTTGTAATCAATTAAATCACCGGCGCTAAACGGCCGGCCAGTGGCCGAGCATACGCCGGCGTATTTTGCGTTTATTCTCATTTGAAATACTCCACTTGTGGCACATTACGGTACTCTTTAAACCCGGCATCATATGCCGCGCGGGCCGCGGGCCGGTCCTCGCGCTTTTCACACCCTAGCGCGCGCCTAAGATAATCCATCTCGAAAACCGCGCGCGCTTCGTCGCGCTCGTTGCGGGCCGTGGCCACTTTTTTGCCAATATCAAAATAAAAGTCTATTGTGTTTAGCATTTTGTATTGCTCCGATAAAATTTAATGGCCGCTTCCGCTTTTTTTGTACCTGTACCATGCGCGGGAAAACCGATAACGGCCTTACGGTCTTCAATAGCGCATAAACCGCACGTTTTGCACGTCACGTCGTCGCGGATAGTGGCCGGGCAAATAACCACACGTCGGCCGGCCGGCGTCGTCGTGTTTTCGGTTTGAGTAGAATCTAGCACCACCACTACAGGCCCGATCTCGAGATCCGCGAGCGTGTCGGCGTGCTCAAGCGTGTTAGCGCTCAAATTGACGGTAAAACCCCAATCGTTGCAGCCCTTAATATATTTCGCATTGTCGCCTAGCGTGGGCTCGCAATGGGTGTACGCGATAACGCGCTTACCCATATTGGCTTGTACTAGGTGCCCAAGCGCTTCGCCGTCAATATGGCCGGCCTGGTTTGGTAAGTCGCCGGCCTGGCCGTAACGCCATAACGTGCCAGGCGGAAGCGCTTCAATAGCATGGCAAAACGTAGGCCAATCGGTGCCGGCCGTGCCATTGTCTACGCGGTTCCAGAGAAAATTCAGGCCGTAATTTTCAGCATAACAGCCGGCCTTTTTAAACGGACACACGTCGGGACACGTTTTGCGCGACGTGGTGCTAACGGGGATTGGACCCGTTTTGGCGTTAGTGCTTTTAGGCGTGAGATGGACTTGGTATTGATTAACACAAGAGTACTTAGTCATAGTAAGATTACCTTAGTTTAGATTAACGTGCTAATTCAGTGACAAACCAATCAACGAAAAACAGGATTTCAGCGGTAATGAAAACAAAACAGAAAACGTTTAAAAATTTGCGTGACATAGTAGTAGCTCCAAATTGTGGCCGCTTGCGCGGCCTGTTGTGATTACCAGCGAACGATTGAAACTAGGTTAATTAGAATGATCGCAAGGCCTGAAAAAAGTATCGCGCCTATGATGTTTTCAAATGTCATTTTGAGCTCCAAAGTGTGGCCGCTTGCGCGGCCGATTAGGTTTAATTTTGGTTATATTCGTTATGCAACGCGCGAGCGGCGGCGCCGAGCGCGATTTGTTCGTTAACGTCAATATAGTTATCGTAATAATCGCCAGTATCGTAAGCGCGCAAAATATCGCGTTCGTTGAACGCGCAGCGCAGCACGCCATCGATGCAGCGCGACAAATCAACAAAGTGAACGCGGCCATCGCTTAATTGCGTAGCGTCAATAATTTGACCGTTTTTGTCATAACTTCTATTAGTGTTGAATCGCATTTTGTTGCTCCGTTTGGTTCGTTTGTCTTGTACTGCGCGATCAGTGTAAACAAATAATTTACACTTTGCAACGGTTTTAAGCTGTTTTGTAAATGATATTTTTACATCACAAACTGTAAAACAATAGTTTGCGGCTATGCTATGGATAAGCGCGCGATAGTCATCGTCTAAGCGATCGGAGACCCACTATTTGCAAGGGTCTAAGTCATATAGTCATCATTTGAAAGAAAAAACAAAAAATTAATTTTGTACTGTATGGATATACAGTAGTTTATAGGATAGGAGAGCGCACGCGGTTTTGGCGTCAATTTTTCCGGCATGACTATATCGCTTAGATGACTATCTCTTTCCTTTTTGGCAAGTATTATTTGCAGGGAATTCCCTCACTAAGTCTTAGGTTCTAAGTCATTTTAGTTAAAGGAATTCTGAGCCCTATCCCTCAGATTAACTTTAACTAAACATGACTATTGCATGGTTTGGCGGCCGGTTTTTCGGCATGGCTAAAATGACTAAAACGACTATGTTGCAACGCAGCATTGTGCATTGCATCATTTTGCAGCGCAGCATTGTGCAACGCAGCATTGTGCAGTGCAGCAACACTAAGCAATCGTTAGCCCAGGGCTGCAAGCAATCTGCTAAAAAATCCTTGATGGGGGGGTAGGGCCCTGGCCGGCAGGTCCTTGTCTACGCAGCGTCTGCAAACAATTTTTTTTATTTTTAATATATACTAATAGCCATGTTCGAATCCTTCCCGCTCTCGATCCGACAAGTCAAAGCCACAGAGTCGCGCTTAAAGGCGATCTACGACGCCGCTAAGTTAGGACTCTCGGGCGACACGTTGGCGCTCGCCGCTGGCATGCTGCCCGCAGAGTTCCGCGCATTGTGTCAGCTTGATCCGGTGGCCGAGCACGCGGCGGTTAAAGGTAAAGCGGATGGTGAGCTTGAGATGTCGATGGTGTTGCATGAGGCCGCACGCAACGGCGACGCCAAGGCGGCGCTTGAGATTCTAAAGCACAAACACGATTGGGTTGCCAAACAGCAAATCAATGTAGATGTTGAGCAGCGCATCAGCGTCATCGCCGCGCTTGAACAAGGCGAGAAAAGAGTCATAGACATCGCGCACTTACGGGACGATTCAATTGCAGACGACAATATACTCAGCGCAGGACGAACAAGAGTTAATGGCGAGGCTATGGTCGCCCGCGATCAGAGATAATCCATTAGCGTTTGTTGCGTTGGTATTTCCGTGGGGCGTCAAGGGTACGCCTCTGGAGCACTTCAAAGGACCGCGCAAATGGCAGCGTGAGGTGCTCACGCAGATCGGCGAACACATCGCGCAAAACAAGGGCAAACTAGACTACGACACACTGCGCCAAGCGGTAAGCTCGGGTCGTGGTATTGGTAAGTCAGCGCTTGTAAGTTGGATTACGATCTGGATGCTGTCCACTAGGATCGGGTCAACGACCATCATATCGGCCAACAGCGAGTCTCAGCTCAGAAGCGTCACTTGGGCTGAGATTACTAAATGGCTTGCGATGGCGATTAACAGCCATTGGTTTGAAGTGAGCGCCACGCGGCTTATGCCGGCTAAGTGGTTGACCGAGTTGGTCGAGCGGGACCTCAAGAAAGGCACGCGTTATTGGTCGGTGGAGGGTCGGCTGTGGTCAAGCGAGAATCCAGACGCGTACGCCGGTGTGCACAACTACGACGGCGTGATGGTGATTTTTGACGAAGCCTCGGGTATTGATGACGCCATCTGGGCGGTGACCTCTGGATTCTTTACCGAGAACACGCCAAACCGTTTTTGGTTGGCGTTTTCTAACCCGCGGCGCAACAGCGGCTACTTCTACGAGTGCTTTCACGCCAAGCGTGAGTTTTGGCGCACGCAAGTCGTGGACGCCCGCACGGTCGAGGGTACGGACAAGCAGGTCTATCAGCAGATTATTGACGAATATGGGCCGGATTCGTCACAAGCGCACGTAGAAGTCTATGGTGAGTTCCCGAATGCGAGCGATGATCAGTTCATTTCGGCGCAAACGGTGGATGATGCCATGAAACGCCCCCGCTATAAGGATCAGTCAGCCCCCATTGTGCTAGGCGTAGACCCCGCACGGTTCGGGGCGGACGCGACCGTCATTGCGGTCAGGCAAGGGCGCGACATTGTGGACATTAAGCGTTATCGGGGCGACGATACGATGACGGTGGTCGGCCATATTATTGATGCAATTGAGGAATACAGCCCTGCTATGGTCGTAATTGACGAGGGCGGTGTGGGTGGTGGGGTCGTGGACCGGCTAAAAGAACAGCGCTATAAGGTTCGGGGCGTGAATTTTGGCAATAAGTCTAAGAACCCGCTCATGTACGGCAACAAACGCGCTGAGATGTGGGGCGCGATGCGTGAATGGTTGAAGTCTGCGTCCATCCCATCAGACAGAATGCTTAAAAGCGACCTGATTTCGCCCATGATGAAGCCTGATTCCAAGGGCACGATCTTCTTAGAAAGCAAAAAAGACATGAGATCGAGAGGGCTTGCGTCGCCTGATGCGGCAGACGCAATATGTGTCACGTTTGCCTTCCCGATGGCGCATCGAGAAACTGTTGACAAGACCCCACGCAGGGGTTATTCTGCAAGCGGAGTACTAACTTCATGGATGGGGGCTTAAAATGCCGCTAAAGAAGTCACCTACTAAAGAAGCTTTCCGCGCTAACGTCAAAGCGGAAGTCAAAGCCGGCAAGCCTATCAAGCAAGCCGTGGCCATTGCTTACGCTGTTAAGAGAAAAGCCAAATGAAACAGGGTTTGTACGCTAACATTCACGCCAAACGCGAGCGTATTGCCGCGGGTTCGGGCGAAAAGATGCGAAAACCAGGCGCTGCTGGTGCGCCAACCGCTAAAGATTTCAAACAGTCAGCCAAAACCGCTAAAAAGAAATGATCAGACCATTAAACGACAATATCGTAGTCAAACCCGACCCGTTTATTCAGAGCGGGCTGTTAATTTTGCCTGAAGAAGACATGCGTACCGGCACCGTTATGGCCGTGGGCCCAGGCAAAAAAGGCTCCAACCGACCACTATTGGTTAAGGTTGGCGACCACGTCATGTATAGCGGCACGATTGACCAGACTTACGAAGACTGCATAGTCATGAAAGACAAAGATGTCATAGGGCTAGTATGAAAAACGACGATCTTCTCTCGACCGCCCGCAACCGCCTAAAGATGGCTATTGCGGCATTTAGTGAATCTAGAGAAGACGAGCTAGACGACCTACGATTCTTTGCCGCAAGTCCGGACAACCAATATCAGTGGCCAGCCGACGTGTTGCAAACGCGCGGCGCGGTCCAAGGGCAGACGATTAACGCACGTCCTTGCTTGACAATCAACAAGCTGCCACAGCACGTACGTGAAATCACCAACGATCAACGCCAAAACCGCCCAAGCGGTAAAGTTATCCCCGTGGATGACAAGGCAGACGTTGAAGTAGCGGAAATTTTCAACGGTATGGTGCGCCATATCGAATACCTGTCAGACGCTGATGTTGCGTACGACACCGCGTGTGAAAACCAAGTCGCTTATGGCGAAGGCTACATCCGACTGCTGACGGAGTATTGCGATGATGACACGTTTAACCAAGATATTAAGATCGGTCGTATCCGCAATTCGTTCTCTGTTTACATGGACCCCACCATCCAAGACCCCTGCGGTGCGGACGCGAACTGGTGCTTCATCTGCGAAGACATCACCAAAGAAGAGTACGAGCGGCAGTTCCCCGACGCGCTCCCGCACTCCTCGCTCCAGCAGCAAGGTGTCGGTGACCAATCGCTCTCCGCGTGGATCAACGAAGACACGGTCCGCATCGCGGAATACTTCTACATCAAGCACGAAAAAGCCACGCTAAACCTGTATTACGGCAACGTCACAGCGTTTGCGGGCTCGGCACAAGACGCCGAGATGGCTATGCGAGGCATGAAGCCGATTCGCTCGCGCATGGTGGACATAAAGAAGGTCAAATGGTGCAAAATCAACGGTTTTGAGGTGCTTGAAGAGCAAGATTGGGCGGGCTCTTGGATACCGGTTGTGCGCGTCATTGGTAACGAATTTGAGATCGACGGGCGTTTATACCTGTCGGGCATCGTGCGTAACGCTAAAGATGCACAGCGTATGTACAACTATTGGGTCAGCCAAGAAGCTGAAATGCTTGCCTTGGCGCCAAAAGCACCGTTTATCGGGTATGGTGGTCAGTTTGAAGGCTATGAGCAGCAATGGAAGACCGCTAACACGACCAATTGGCCGTATTTAGAGGTCAATCCAGACGTCACAGACGGTCAAGGCGGGCCGCTGCCACTGCCACAGCGTGCGCTACCTCCGATGGCTCAAACGGGGCTTATACAGGCCAAAATGGGCGCCTCTGACGACATTAAGGCTACAACCGGTCAATATGACTCGAGTTTAGGTCAGGTGTCTAATGAGCGTTCGGGTAAAGCCATCTTGGCTCGCGAGCGTCAGTCAGACCGCGGCACGTATCACTATGTTGATAACTACGCCCGCGCTGTGCGCTACATTACGCGTCAGATTGTGGACCTGATCCCCAAGATTTACGACACTGAGCGCATCGCGCGCATCATTGGTGAGGATGGTGAGGTAAACACCGTCAAGATCAACCCAATGCAGCAAGAGCCGGTCAAGAAAATTGTTGACCAAGCCGGTATCGTGATAGAGAAAATTTATAACCCAGGCGTTGGTAAGTACGACGTGATGGTTACGACCGGACCGAGCTACATGACTAAGCGTCAAGAAGCTTTGGAAGCTATGGCTCAACTGTTGCAGGGCAACCCACAGCTTTGGGCAGTGGCTGGCGACTTGTTTATCAAGAACATGGATTGGCCTGGTGCTCAAGAGATGGCCAAACGCTTTGCCAAGACGATTGATCCGAAGCTTATGGAAGACGGCGACAAGGACCCAGCGTTGCAAGCGGCTGAACAGCAGATGCAGGGCATGGCTCAGGAAATGGAGCAAATGCACACCATGCTTCAGAACGTGTCTAAGTCTATGGAAATGCAGGATTTAGATCGTAAGGAGTTTGAAGCCTTGATTAAGGCTTACGACGCTGAAACTAAGCGCTTGTCAGCCGTACAAGCGTCTATGTCGCCTGAGCAGATTCAAGACATCGTCATGGGCACTGTGCACTCAATGATTACGTCTGGTGACTTGATTGCTGAGATGCCGCAAGACCGTGGTGGAATGGGCGAAGAGCCCATGATGCCGCCGCCTGAGCAACCCATGATGCCTCCACCTGAAATGATGCCACCTGAAGGGATGCCGCCACAATGAAATGCGCTGAATTTGTCGGAATGATGTTCCTAGCACGCGATGTGACGCACAGCGTGCATTTAAACACGCGTTCGTATGCCAAGCATAAAGCATTGCAAAAGTTCTATGAGAACATCATTGATCTAGCTGATAGTTTTGCTGAAGCTTATCAAGGCAGACATGGTTTAATTGGTCCAATCGGACTACAATCTGCTAAGAAGACAACCAACGTCATTGAGTTTCTTGAGAGTCAACTTGAAGAGATTGAGAAATGTCGGTATGAGGTCTGCGAAAAGACTGACACACCGCTTCAAAATCTGATTGACGGAATTGTCGAGCTGTACCTTTCTACTCTTTACAAATTACGCTTCCTTTCTTAAGGCGCATCATGGCAAATTACACGTATATTGAAGCAACCACTCAGGTTAAAAACGGCGCCGGCAAGATCAAAGGCATTTTTGTAAGCGCAGCTTCTAGCACGCCTACAATTACGGTTTATGATGAAGCTAACGGTGGTACAACTAAAGTGCTGTTGGCTACTTTCACCCCCGCTGCCGCTACTTTTTACGCACTCGGCGTTGATGGTGCGTTTGCCAATAACGGCCTCAATGTTGCGATAGGTGGCACGGTCAAAGCTACAGTTATTTACGAATAGGAATCGCCATGAGCCGCTTAATTTTTAATGCCGTATTAGGCGGCACGACCACTTTAGAGTCAACCAACTCGGCGGATACCTTTCTAATCACTGTGCCAGCCGCAAACGGCACAATGGCGATTAAAGATTCGTCAGGCGATGCAACATTCCGTAATATCACGCTAACGGGCGCTGTTCTTGCGGGCGCTTGGAACGGCTCGACCATTGCAGTAGGCTATGGCGGCACGGGCGCTACGACGCTCACGGGCTATGTGAAGGGCAACGGCACGTCAGCCATGACGGCCTCGGCGACCATCCCCAACACCGACATTACGGGTCTGGGCACCATGTCCACCCAAAATGCTGGTGCGGTAACGATTACCGGTGGCACAATCTCTGGTCTTGGTACTCCACTGCCTGTCGCATCGGGTGGCTCAGGTGCTGCAACGCTCACGGGTTATGTTAAGGGCAATGGTGCGTCAGCAATGACGGCCTCAAGCACTATCCCCAACACCGACATTACCGGTTTGGGCACAATGTCTACGCAAGGCGCAGATGCTGTAACCATCACCGGCGGCACAGCTAACGGTTTGACTATTGGTGCGTCTAACCCTGCGGCTGCTATCTTTACAACGCTTCGGTTTAACTCAACCCTGTCAGCTAACGGCTCGACCGGCACGTCTGGTCAAGTGTTGACGTCCAACGGTGCGTCGGCTCCAACCTGGCAGTCTATCGCTGGGTCAGGTACTGTGACTTCGGTTGATGTGTCAGGCGGCACAACGGGCTTGACCACGTCTGGTGGCCCAATCACAGGTTCAGGCACAATTACTTTAGCCGGCACGCTTGGCGTGGCTAACGGTGGTACTGGTGCCACAACGCTTACGGGTTATGTGAAGGGTAACGGCACGTCAGCGATGACAGCAAGTGCCACAATCCCAACGTCCGATCTGTCAGGCACAATTTCTAACGCTCAGTTAGCCAATTCGGCCATTACAATTAACGGCACAAGCACAAGCTTGGGCGGCTCGATCAGCGTAGGTACGGTCACATCGGTGACCGGAACCGCGCCTGTCGTGTCTTCGGGGGGTGCAACTCCTGCTATTTCGATGGCCGCGGCAAGCACATCAACCGATGGCTATCTGACTTCGACCGATTGGAATACGTTTAACGGCAAAGGCTCGGGCACCGTCACTTCTGTGGGTGGTACGGGTACGGTTAACGGTTTGACCTTGACAGGTACTGTTACCAGTTCCGGTAATTTGACTTTAGGTGGTACATTAAGTCTTGTAAGCCCTCCGCCCATAGGCACTACTACGCCTGCTGAAGTTAAAGTCACAACCGGATGGTCGCCCAATTATGCACTTACCGATGCTGCAACAATTGCTTGGGATTCGACCAATCAGGTCGCTACGTTTACGTTTGTATCGTCAAATAGAACGATGGGTGCGCCTACGAACTTGAAAAACGGTGCGTTCTACGCGTTAGCTGTCATTCAAAACGCTGGTAGCAACACGCTGACCTGGAATGCGGTATTTAAATGGGCTGCGGGTACAGCACCAACGCTCTCGACTGCTGCGGGTGCAAAAGACTACTTCACCTTCCGCTCTGATGGCACAAACCTCTATCAACAAGGCATTTCACAGGCGGTGGCGTAATGTTTCCTGTATTGGCCGGCAGTAACCCGTCAGGATATAACCTCACCCGCTCGCTGCGGTTTAGGTCTAGCGCGACCGCTTATTTAAATCGAACCCCCGCCAGTGCAAGCAATCTAAAAACATGGACGTGGAGTGCATGGGTTAAGCGAGGTTCGTTAGGGGTTGATTATCAATACCTCTTTAGCGCTTTTTATTATTCTTACCCTTCGCCGTACAACAATTACCAACATAACATTGGTTTTACTGATACGGATAATTTTAGGGTTCAATTTTTTGCGCAAGATTCCGGCCCAACTACATACACTTATACGTTAACTACTTCGCAAGTATTTCGCGACCCTAGCGCTTGGTATCATATTCAAGTTGTCTGGGATACAACACAAGCGACTGCTGCTAATCGAGTAAAAGTTTATGTTAACGGTTCGCAAGTAACTGCATTTGGTACGGCTTCGTATCCAACACAGAACCTTGATGGGTATATCAATAGCACTTATTACCATTCACAAGGGGCCTTTTTAGCGCCTCCTAATTATCCTACTGCTTACTATAAATTTGATGGGTACATGGCTGAAGTCAATTTTATTGACGGCCAAGCTCTTACACCATCATCTTTTGGTTCAACCAACACGCTTACCGGTGTATGGCAGCCAGCACGATACAGCGGCACGTATGGCACAAACGGTTTTTATTTGCCTTTCACGGACAACTCCGGTGCAACAGCCACGACTATCGGCAAAGACTTTAGCGGCAATGGCAACAACTGGACACCGAACAACATCAGCGTAACGGCTGGCGTTACATACGACTCAATGACCGATGTGCCGACGCTGACAAGCTCGACGGCGGCTAACTATTGTGTATTAAACCCAGTTAACAAGTCACCAAGCTCTACGGTATCAAACGGCAATTTGCGGCAAACATCTTCAGGCGGTTGGTATAGAGCATACAGCACTATATTTTTT